GCGGGAACAGACTATGTTGCCCCCGGAACTTCTACTTCGTTTACAGCATTACAAACCTTTTTAGGCACGTCTAGCGTTAGTGCTTTTAAAACAGCTAATATTATTGAGCCATCAACGGTCTCAGCAACTGCGGCAACAGGTACGATTAACTATGATGTAACAACCCAATCTGTTTTGTATTACACGAGTAATGCAAGTGCAAACTGGACTGTTAACTTTAGAGCATCAAGCGGTACTTCTTTAAATACCTTAATGTCAACCAATGATACGATTGCCGTTACTTTTATGGTTACCCAAGGAACTACGGCTTATTACAACAATGCTTACACAATTGACGGCACAACGGTAACTCCTAAATGGCAAGGCGGCACAGCACCAACTTCAGGAAATGCAAGCGGAATTGATGTTTATAACTATGTTATTACTAAAACAGCTTCTGCAACATTTACGGTATTAGCTTCAGTAACTCAGTTTAAATAATGCCTAGACTATCCAAAATTGGTGCAGCTTCCTTAGCGGCTTTTGGTTGGACTTCTGGTAGTTCTGGCGTTTCCGCTAGTTATTTAGTTGTAGCTGGCGGTGGTGGAGCAACTATGGCTGCTGGTGGTGCTGGTGGATATTTGGAAAGCACAGCAACCTTGCTTGGCACTGTAACTTATACAATTACAGTAGGTGGTGGAGGTTCAGGAGCAACATATGGCGGAAATTCAACAAATGGTAGCGATTCTGTCTTTAGTGGAACTGGTTTAACTACGGTAACAGCAATTGGTGGTGGACATAGCGGCTTTAATTCAAATCCCGGAACTCAAGGCGCAACTGGTGGTTCTGGTGGTAGTTCTTCAGTTGGTTATAACCAATCAACAAATGTGGCAGGGGGGCTTGGAACTGCAGGGCAAGGTAATAATGCTGGTGTTTCACTAGGCGGAACTCCTTATGGTTCTGGTGCTACTGCTGGTGGCGGTGGTGCAGGAGGCGTTGGTGCAAATTCTTCAGGCACTTGGCCCACAAACGGCATTGGCGGTGCAGGTGGTATAGGACTTCAGTCTTCTATAACAGGGACTGCAACTTACTATGCTGGCGGTGGTGCTGGCGGTACAGGCGGCGGTGGTTCTGGTTCTGTATCAGGAGGATTGGGAGGCGGCGGTGCTTCAGGAGCAAGTTATGATACGGCTGGTTCTAGCGGAACAGCTAATACGGGTGGTGGCGGCGGTGGGGCTTGTGTTTATACGGGTACTCCTGCCCCTGCTAATGGTAGTGGTGGTTCAGGCGTAGTTATTATTTCTTATACTGGTTCACAACAATTTATTGGTGGTACAATAACTTCATCTGGTGGAAAAACAATTCACAAATTTACTAGTTCGGGTAGTTTATTTAAAGGTTATTCAGCTAGTTATTTAATTGTTGCTGGTGCTGGCGGTGGCGGTAAAGGAAATAATGGCGGTGGCGGTGGTGGCGCAGGTGGCGTTGTTTCAGGCACAACTAATTTTGCAAGCGGCACAACTTATACTGTAACCGTTGGTGGCGGAGGTGCTGGTGGAGCTACAAATGTAGGAACAAACGGCACAAACTCAACTATTACTGGTCTTACTGCGGCAGTAGGCGGCGGTGGTGGTGGTTTTGGTAGTGGTGGTGCAAATAGCGGTGTTGCTGGTGGTTCAGGTGGTGGTGCTGGTTGGGGAAATTCGGCTGGTGGCGTAGGCGGAGCAGGAACTGCAGGACAAGGAAACGCTGGTGGTAACGCAGGTGGTCCATCTGGCGCAGGTTATTGTCCTGATGCTGGCGGCGGTGGTGCAGGTGCAGTGGGCGGTAATGGCGGAAATGCAAATACTGGTCCAGCAGGAAATGGTGGCGCAGGCATAGCAAATTCTATTACTGGCTCAACTTCTGGACAGCTTTCTAGTGGCACTTATTATGTTGGTGGCGGTGGTGGCGGTGGTGGTCGTTTTGACACTAGCGAACCTGCTGGTTCAGGTGGCGTAGGTGGGGGTGCATCAGGAAATTCAACTGGAGCTGGAAATAACGGAACTACCAATACTGGTGGCGGCGGATCAGGTGGAAATAGTAGTACTGGGGGTACAGGAGGTTCAGGAGTTATTGTCATTTCTGTGCCTACTGCAAGTTATACAGGAACAACAACAGGCTCACCAACTATCACAACAAACGGTTCAAATACTATAATTACATTTAACTCAAGTGGAAGCTATACGGCTTAAAAGGAAAAAAAAATGGCACATTACGCACGAGTAGTACCAACTAGCACAGAAAACAAATTTACTGTAGATTTAGTTATTGTTGCTGATGCTGATTTTATTGCAACACAACCCGGTCAATGGGTTCAAACTTCTTATAATACAAAAGGCAATGTTCATTATAATCCTGAAGGACAACCTGATGGCGGAGTTGCTTTGCGTGGTAATTATGCTGGTCTTGGTTATGTTTATGATGGTGCAAATGATGTGTTTTATGCACAACAGCCTTACCCAAGTTGGTCTTTACGAGTAGAGACTTGGACATGGGAAGCTCCTGTTCCTTACCCTGCTGACGGAAAGCTCTATATTTGGGACGAACCTACTCAGTCATGGACAGAAATGATTCGTCCATAATAGGTGAATTATGACTGACCACATAGAAAGAATAGCTGTAATTGAGTCCAAAGTGAACACACTTGAGGACAACCACAAAGAACTACTAAGACTTATGCACGAGATTAAGAATGAAATGACTCGGTATAAAGGATTCTTAGGTGGTATTGCATTTATTACATCTGGTGTGGTGGTCTTTCTGACTATCTTCAAAGACTGGTTATTTAAACACATATAGGATTAAGAATGTTTGCAAAATTAATTGCTTTACTTTTACTCAGTCGAGATACAGCCCACAGACAACACTGGGCTACTTTAAGCTTTTCTGAACACAAAACTTTAAACGAGTTTTATGACAACATTCTTGAATTGACAGACAGTCTTGTTGAAAAGTATCAAGGTCGTCATGGTCGTGTTGAAATACCTACTTTAGAAGAAAAAGATACTTATTCTAAATCACCTATAGAAATATTGAAAAAACATTTATCATGGATTGAAAATGCTAGATATGAAATTATAGACAAAAAAGATACAGCACTACAGAATATTCTTGATGAAATTGTTGGTCAGTATTTAGAAACTTTATATTTGTTGACTCTTAAATGAAAAAACTATCAATCGGTAAAGTTTTAGTAGCAAATACTAATACAGTTCTTTACACTGTTCCTACAGGATACATTGGAAACTTAGTACTAGTATATATTAATAATTCAGGCTCTGGAACTAAAACAACCAGTGTTCATTGGAATATTGCTAGTAGTTCAACACAAATAGATATTGTTAATCAACATTCGTTAGGATCAAAAGCATTTTTTCAGTTTAGTGGTAGCTATATTGCAATGTCAGAGGGAGACACAATCTCTGCTATTAGCGAAGCTGGATCAATAATTAACATTATTTTAACGGTAGAACTGGAGCGAGTATAACATGGCAACTAAACCCGGACTTTATTCTAACATCAATGCTAAACAAAAAAGAATAGCTGCTGGTTCAGGCGAAAAGATGAACAAAGTAGGTAGCAAAGCTGCTCCTAGCGCCAAAGACTTTAAACAAGCTGCTAAGACTGCAAAGAAAAAATAATGGCTAAACACGATAAGCCTATTCCTCATAAAACAACAGGAAAAGGTAAAACTTATAATCCTACCGATAAAGGCGCAGGAATGACAGCCAAAGGTCGTGCTGAATACAACGCCAAGAATGGTAGCAACTTGAAGGCGCCAGCACCTAATCCTAAATCTGATGCAGACAAAGGTAGAAAAGCCTCTTTTTGCGCCAGAATGACAGGAGTTGTAAAGAAAGCTAAAGGTCCTGCTGAAAGAGCAAGAGCCTCATTAAAAAACTGGAACTGTTAAAAGGAGTAGTTAAATGGCAACTAAAAAACAATCAGCTAAAATTGGTAAAGTAATGCATGAATACAAAACAGGTGCATTACATTCTGGTGGTAAAAGCGGTCCTTTGGTTAAAAACCCAAAGCAAGCCATTGCTATTGCAATGTCAGAGGCAAAGATGTCCAAACCAATGAAGAAATCTTCTGGTAGAGGTCGTTAATTGCGACTGTATCACAATTGGAGAGAAATATTAAAGGAAGCGTGGTCGATAAGATTTATTTTATTAGCCGCCTTCCTTAGCGGATGCGAAGCAATACTTCCGCTATACTGGGACACAATGCCCAGATCGTTATTTGCATTATTAGCTTTTTTCTTCTGTGCTGCAGCATTTACAGCTAGGTTAGTAGCTCAAAAAGATATATGAACGATAGAGCAAGGCAGGTAGCAGCAGCCTTAACTATCAGCAGTGCAGCCATCGCAGGGATTGCTTTCTTTGAAGGCTACCGTGCAATGGCGTACAGAGACGTAGGAGGCATTCCCACGATAGGATACGGGGAGACTAAGGGAGTTAGAATGGGAGACACCACGACCCCTGAGAGAGCCTTGGTGAGGCTTCAAGAAAGTGCTACTGAGCACGTTAAGGGAATGGTGAAGTGTATTAAAGTTCCCATCACCCAAGGTGAACTAGATGCATACGCATCGTTTACCTACAATGTTGGAGTTGGTGCATTTTGTTCATCAACTCTTAATAAGAAGCTTAATTCAGGAGATTATGCTGGAGCCTGTAAAGAGCTTTTAAAGTGGACCATGGCTGGCGGTAAGATATTTCCCGGCTTAATCAAACGCAGACAAGAAGAATATGTCCGCTGTATAGGAGGGTAGTATGGGTTGGTTATTAAGTGGGTTTAATTCGTTAATTGCCATTGGTTTGGCAATAGCAGTAGCTTTTGGTGGAGGTGTTTATGCTGGTCACAAATACGAAAAGAACTATTATGAAGCAAAGATTGCAAAAGACAAAGAAGCTTATCAAGAAGCTTTGGCGCAAGATAAGGCTAAATATGACCTTGCTGCGTCTGACTATTTTCAACAGGTAAAGAAGGAGCAAGTAAAAAATGTTGGCTATCAAAAACAAGTTCGTGGCGCTGCGTATACAAAGGATATTGATGCTTGGAATGCTAAGTTCGGCAGTCCTGTCTCTTACGGTTTTATTAGGCTGTACAACGCCTCTGCCACAGGTGAAACCACAAATCCCGCAAATACTGATAACCTCAGCTCCCCCGTTGACCTTGCTACCGTACTCACCACCACAATTGAAAACCACGGAAAATACAGGGAAGTAGCCGCTCAAATAGAAGCGCTTAAATCAGCAAATACTAAATAATTTACTTGACTTTTAAGTATAATTATGGTACAATATACCACTAAATAAGGACTCTATGTCTTATACATACTTGCAGCTTGTTAATTCTGTGCTTAGGAGACTTCGAGAACGTGAAGTCACCTCGGTAACAGATAACATCTATTCTAAACTAATTTGTGAATATGTTAACGATTCTAAACGTCAGGTAGAAGACGCTTACAATTGGAACGCATTAAGCACGACTATTACAGCCGATACAACTCCTAGTTTATTCAACTATGTATTAGCAGGGTCTGGTCAACGCTTTCGTGTAATTGATGTACTTGACGATACTAGCGATAATGCTTTACAGCCACAAACCACATCAAAGATGAATGAGTTATTTTTGATGAATCCGTCTCAGTACGGACAACCTCAGTTTTATAACTTTAATGGTACTAACAGTAATGGTGATACTCAAGTAGATATTTATCCAATACCTGATAAAGCCTACAGCATTAGATTTAACCTTATTAATCCACAAGCAGCATTAAGCAATAGTTCAGATGTTTTATTGGTCCCAGCAGAGCCTGTTATTTTAGGAGCAGTTGCTCGTGGAATGGCGGAGCGAGGCGAAGACAACGCTATGCTCTCAAGTGAAATGTATGCTTTATATCTTCAGTCTTTAAGCGACGCAATTGCTTTAGAATCTGGTCGTTATTTAGAAGAAGCTGCTTGGATTGACGTTTAATGGCTGAACAACTATTAACTGGGTCGTTACAAGCTCCGGGTTTCTCTGGATTAAACATCCAAGACTCCTCAGTGCAGCTTACGAGTGGATATGCTCGTGAAGCGTATAACTGTGTTATTGATAAATATGGTCGTATTGGTGCTCGTAAAGGATGGACAAAATTAAACACAACTGCTGCGTCTACAGGCAGTTTTAGAACTATTTTTGAATTTGTTAAGAATGATGGAACTCAGTTTATCAGTGCTGCTAACAATAAACTGTATACAGGTACAACAACCTTAGCCGAGCGTTCCGTTCACGGTACTACCTTTTATTCTGCAAAAGCATATTCACAAACAGGGACAACTATTACTGTTACTGTTACGGCGCATCCTTATACATATAGTCAAAGTATTTATTTAACTATTATTGATGGTTTAGCTACTTCAGGTATCTATACAATAACAGCAGTTACAACAAACACATTTACTGTAACATCAACTGTTTCGAGAACAACTTCTGGAACGACAGATGTTATAAATATATTACCAGCATTCATTTCTGGAAACAACTGGCAAATAGCTTCTTTACCATATGGCACGGGTCCAACGGCTTCGTCTCATGCAGTGCTTGTACAAAAGAACAATCCAGTATTAATGTATCACAAATTAAGTTCATCAACACACGCACATGAAGGTGGTTACGGATTTCAACGTTTAGGTGATTTTGGTAACTTACCGCTTGAATATGATATAACTACATTTCAACCTAATTGTGCTTTAGCCGCTTATGGAAGAATCTGGGTTGCTGGTATTGGTGATAATGACCAAACGATTTACTTTAGTGATTTACAAAATCCTAATGAGTGGCAAGTAGGAACATCTGGCTATTTAGATATTAGCACAGTTATTCCAACAGGTGATGGTATCGTAGCACTTGCGTCCCATAATGGATTTCTAATTGTTTTCTGTAAGCGTCACATTGTTTTGTATGCAAATCCACAAGATACAACACAATTAACAGTACAAGACATTATTAAAGGTACTGGTTGTATTGCTCGTGACTCTGTGGCTTCTGTAGCTGGTACTGATATTTTATTCTTATCGGAAACAGGTGTACAGTCTTTACAGCGTTTGATTCAAGAAAAATCAATGCCTTTTAGAGATATATCTAAGAATGTCCGTGATGACTTAATTTTTAACTTGAAAAAAGAAAACTTAGATAATATTAAAGCTGTTTATTATCCTACAGATGCGTTTTATTTATTGTCTTTTCCTGTTGTTGGTTATACCTATTGTTTTGATACTCGTGGCGTGTTAGAAAATGGAGCATCACGAACAACAATTTGGCAAAACATCAACCCTACTGCTTTCTGTAGTACAGCAGGTCGTGATTTGTATATTGGTAAAGCTGGCTATCTTGGCTTATACAATGAATATTTAGATAGCACAGATTCGTATCGGTTTAGTTACTATACTAACTATTTTGACATGGATCAACCAACAACATTGAAAATACTTAAACGAGTAAATGTTGTTGTTATTGGCGGACGTGGACAAAACATCTCAGTTAAGTGGGGCTTTGATTTCACAGATAACTATGAAAGTGGAGTTATTGCTTTAAACTCTACAGGTGTTTATGAGTATGGAATTGGAGAATACGGAATTGCTGAATATAGTAATGGTATTTCTCTTGATGCTGTTCAATTTAATGCAACTGGAACTGGTAAAGTTGTTCAACTCGGTTTTGAGTGCGGTATAAACGGGTATCCGATCTCGATTCAAAAAATCGATATATCCTTAAAACTTGGTAAAAATAGATAGGATTAATTATGTCTGATTATATAAAATCAACTAACTTTGCAACAAAAGATACACTTCCGAGTGGCAATCCTTCAAAGATTGTTAAAGGTACTGAGATCGATACTGAGTTTACAGCTATTGCGTCGTCAGTAACATCAAAAGCTGACTTATTAAATCCAGTGTTTTCTGGTCTAGTAACTACTGATGGGTTGTTTGCTAACACCGTTTCTACTTTAGTTGGCGAAGTAACAGCTAACGCTAACATTGTAATGACTGGCACAGGTGGTCTTGTTATTGCAAAAGGAACAACAGCACAACGACCAGCTTCTCCTGTTGTTGGTTTAACTCGTTATAACACTACAATTAATCTGTTAGAAAATTGGAATGGTACTGTGTGGGTTCCTGTTGGAGACCCTACTCCAGCGATGGTTTCAGATGAGCTTAATACTGCTACTGGTTACTTTCAATTACCTATAGGAAGTACTGTACAGCGTCCTGCTAGTCCTGCAGAAGGTATAATGCGTTACAATTCTGAATCAGATAATTACGAAGGCTATGTTAATGGTGCTTGGGTTCGCTTTAGTGTTAGCCCATTAGGTAATTATACTGCTGACTTTATTGTTGTAGCTGGTGGCGGCGGTGGTGCAACAAACGGTGGCGGCGGTGGCGGCGCAGGTGGTTTACTTTATTCTTCAACAACTCTTGTTGCTGGCACAGTTTACACAGCAGTCATTGGTGCAGGTGGAGCAGGTTCTGGAGCTGGTTCAACTAGTTCGTTAACTTCCCCAACTACCACATTAGCTACAACTACTGGTGGCGGTCAAGGCGGTAGCGGTACTGGTGGTTCAGGTGGCGGCGCAAACGGTATTGTTGGTTTTGCTCCATTATCTGGAGGTGCTGGTACTTCAGGTCAAGGTAACGCTGGCGGTACAGGTGGCTTTAATAGTGCTGGCGGCGCAACGTATGTTGGTCCCGGTGGTGGCGGCGGTGGCGCAGGTGGCGCTGGTGCTGGAGTAGGCGGAGGCGGTCCTGTTAACGGCGGTACTGGCGGAATTGGTGTATTGTGGTCTGTTAATTCTGTTTACTATGCTGGTGGCGGTGGCGGCGGTGGTGATGCTTCCCCAACTAGTGGCGGTGGTGGCGGTACAGGCGGTGGCGGTACTGGCGGCACTGGTGGCGGGGGTGGTGGTTCTCCGGGTGCAAACGGTAGTCCGGGTACAGCAGGTACTGCTAACCGTGGCGGCGGTGGAGGCGGAGGTGGTTCTTCTCCAAATACTGGTGGTACTGGTGGCGCTGGTGGTTCTGGTGTAGTCATTATGTCGATGCCAACTGTAAACTACACAGGAACAGTAACTGGTTCACCTACAATAACTACTTCTGGTGCTAATACACGCATTACATTTACTGCGTCTGGTACTTATACTGCTTAATGGAAACACTAAGCACAAAAGTACCTGTTGTTATTCGACCAGACTATGTAATGTACTTAGAAGACTTTAATCAGATGCTTTGGTTTCATACAGATATAGCACGTTGGACTAAAGAAATAAAAACTAAGTATCTAGAAGATTTAAACTTATTACAATATTTAACAGGTGTTCCACTAATGGCTGCTGTAGAACAAGAGAATAATAAATTGAAAAAATTTGGACAAACAATTAATTTTACCCATGTTGATACTACAACTGGAAAAGACGGTAAAACATACAACATTTTTAGCAGGAGTTTATAATGGGTAATTTAGCTAGTTCAGTTTTAGGCGCTGGTGGAGCCGTTGCAGGAGGAATCTTTGGCGGTCCAGTAGGGGCAATGGTAGGATCACAACTTGGAAGTACTTTAGGCGGTGCTCTTTCAGGCAGTGCGGCTAATAACGCCGCTAACCAGCAAGCTACTGCTTATCGTAATACAGCAAACCAAGCTGCTGCAAACGCACAATTTAAACCATTTGGAATGACTACCAATTTTGGTACGTCTAACTATGTTTACGATCCAACTACGGGTCAGATGACATCGGCTGGTTATACATTAAGTCCTCAATTGCAAGGAATGCAAACAGGACTAATGAATGCTGCTGCAAATTATAACTATCAACCAGATGTAGGTTTTATTAATGGTGTTCGTCAGAACTCATTAGCTGGTATGCAAATGGCGATGGCTCAAGCGCCTAATGCGTTTAATGCTGGTAATCAATTATATGCTCAGTCTAAAGATTTATACCCACAAGGACAAACTGCCTTTAATCAAGGTAATGCTTTATTCCGTCAAGGCGAAGCTGTTACAGCACAAGCTCCGGGAATGTTTGCTAATGCTCAAGACTTGTACAACACAGGTGCAAGCTACTTAGGTTCAGCGCCACAAGCCGAAGCAGACTACATGGCTCGTACACAAGCTGCTTTAGCTGGTGGTGACGAACAAACTTTAGCACGATTAAGAAATCAAGTATACTCTACTGGTAGAGCTGGTTTAGCTACAGGCGGAACAACAACTGGAATGCTTGCTTCTAATCCAGAATTAGCTGCTTATTATAATTCGTTAGGACAACGTAATCTTGACATGGCTACTAAAGCACAAGCTGAAGGACGTACTAATGTTGCTCTTGGTGCTAATCTGTACGGTCAAGGTGGTCAGTTACAGAGTCAAGCTGCAGGTGTTGCTGGTACAGGAGCTAATATTCAAGGCGTTGGTGGTCAGTTGTTTAATGTTGGTGCAAACCAGTATCAGACAGCAGCTAACATGGTTGGTGTTGGTAATCAATCGTTGAATACGGGTGCTAACTTATTAAGTACTTCTTCACAGCTTGGTTCTAATGCTATTAGTCAAGAAATGGGTAAATATCAATTACAGAATGCTGCATTGAATACACTTGGTAATTATCTGGGTCAAGCAAATACCATGCAAAACATGGGACAAGGCGCTTATAATTTAAGTCAGAATATGGGAACTTCTATTCAAGGAGCTAATCAAACTGCGGGTCAAATGCAAATGCAGGGACAGACTCAAGCAGCTCCGTATTCATACGGCGCATCAGCTACTAGTAACCTTGGTCAGTTCTTATCTGGTGCTGGTGGACAAATGGCTGGACAAGGCGGTGCTAATGCTGTTATGCCTTGGTTTAATGGATTTTTAGCTAATATTACAGCAGGTCCTAGCAATGTATATGGCTACGGCGGACAAGGCACTGTTCCAACAAGTTCAACAGGTGTGGATTAAGGAAAAATCATGGCAGACAGCATAGTACAAGGTCTTTTTGGACCAACAGCACAGCAGATTCAGCAAGAACGTGCTGCTACAGGTTACTCACAAGACTTACAAGCAGTTCGTTTAGATCCTCGCCAGCAAGCTAATTTAGCTTTACGTCAAGGTGGTCGTGCTTTTGGTTCTCAAGTAATGGCTCCTTTATTGGGCATACAAGATCCTGAGTTACAAAAAGCTCAAATGGCACAACAGTTAGCTTCTCAATTTGAAACTACTACTCCTGAAGGTTTAGCTCAGTATGCCCAAGCATTAGCACAAAACGGTGCTCCTGACTTAGCTCAGATGGCGATGGCTAAAGTTCAAGATATGCAATCTAAAGCACAAACAATGCAAGCGCAAGGTTTGACAATGAAAACTCAACAAGCATCATTAGAGTCTTCACAGTACAAACTTGCACAAGATAAAAAACTTCGTGATGCTTTAGACGCACTACCTGAAAATGCTTCAGATGAACAATATCTTTCTGTTTACCGTAAATTTGGCGGTCCCGACGCTCAAGGGGCAGCATTAACACGTTCTTTAGCAGCGGCAGATAAAATAGCACTAAAGCAAGAAGCTGCTGATAAAGTTAATACTGATGTTGCTAATGAATTAATTGGTAGTGCAATAGAGGGAACAGATTATGTTGCTAAAATTAGAAAGCAAGTAAATCCGTATACAGTTGGTGCAGTAGGTGGAACATTGGCTAAAGTACCTATGACAGATGCTGCTGCTTTAGCGAGTGATTTAAAAGAACTACAATCTAAATTAACTATGTCTGTGATGGCTGCTGCAAAGGCTCAAAGCAAAACTGGAGCAACTGGTTTTGGTGCTTTGAACATGAAAGAATTAGAAGTAATTAAACAGAATATTGCAGATTTGGATCAAATGAAATTAAGTCCTGAGAAATTCAATGAGAAATTAGATACCATTAATAAATACTTTATTAAATTAGACCAAAAAGCTAGAGGTACTTATAATCCATCAGAGACTGGCACTGGAGCACCTACAGCACCAGCAACAACACCTGCTGAACAAGCAACCAGAAAAGTAGTTAAATTCGGGGACATGAAATAATGGCTACATTTGATGTGGAAATGCCAGACGGTACTTTGATTCAAGATGTACCTGAAGGCACTACAAAACAACAAATATCGGCAATGTATGCAAAACATATAGCACCGAAAGAAAAACTTCCAGCGTATACAGGACCAGCCGCACCAGCAGGTTCTGATGTTATGGATCCTAATAATCCTTTTGCATATCTAGGAGCCGAGCAAAAAACAGAGCAAGGTCCTACTATGAAAGCAGTAGGAGAAGGCGTAAACAGAGCAGTACAAGTTGGTGCTGGTTTAGCTAAAGGTGCTGTTATCAATCCAGTATCGGCTGTCGCTCAAGTTGTTGGTGGACAAACAGGAAGAGATTTTGCTCAGGCAACACAACAAGCATACGAAACACAACGTAAGAATGCAGGAGCAACTGGTTTTGATTTTGCTGAATTAGGCGGTGCTCTAGTTAGTCCTGTAAATAAGTTTTTACCCGTCACAGGACCTGTTGGAAGTATTGCTTCACGAGGCGCTCTTGGTGGTGCAATTGGCGCTGCATTAAATCCTGTTACAGGTGAAAACCTTTCAGGAGAAGATGTCCTTAAAGGTAAAATTGAACAGATGGGTCTTGGGGCAGTTGTTGGACGTGTTGGTGCTGCATTTGCGAATGCACTGACACCGACTCTCAAGGCTGGTACTCGTGAACTAATGGATAAAGGTATTCCAGTTACCCCCGGACAAGCCTACGAAGGCATCCCCGGTATGCTTTATCGTCAAATTGAAAAATTGGACTTACCCGGAATGCGTGTCAATAAAGACGCTATTAATCTAGGATACACAAAAGCTGTTGGTAATGACGTATTGTCTAGTATAAATCAAACAGTTCCTGATACTGTTCAAAACGGACAACAAGCATTTGCATATATTAACAAAGCTTTAAATAAATCTTATGATGATGCTTTAGATAAAATTGGCACTGTTAAAGTTGACCCTATTTTTGATGATGCCCTAACTGTAGCTAAAACAGCAATTGCTGATTCTTTAGAGCCAAAACAAGCAGCAATGTTTAATAACTTTATTAAAGCTAATGTTACCAGCAGAATGAAAGATGGTGAACTTACAGGAAAAGATTTAAAGAAAATAGAAGAAATTTTTAGAACTAAAATTGATTCTATTAAAGCAGTTGATACACCAGCCGAGACACTTAAAGCTGGTTATGACGATGCTTACAAAGCCATTAAAGGTTTTATTGCTCGTAACGACGCTACAGGCGATGTTGCTGCAGCAAATCTTGGTTGGATGAAACAAGCACGGTTCATGGAAGCAGTTAATAAGAATGCTGCTGAAATTGCTGGAACTCAAGGTACGTTTAGTCCTGCTGAGATGGCTAAAATAGCTGCTAAACAAGGTGGCGAGTTTGAAGCTGCTAAAGGTGTTGCACCATTACAAGCTGAGGCTAATAAAGCTCTAAATGTAGTTGGTGATACTACACAAGAAGCTCAGAAATTCCGTTCATTAATGATTGCTGGTAAGTTAAGTGGTTTAGGTGCTTTAGGTTTATTTTCACCAACGATTGCACTTCCTTTATTGACAGCTTCTGGTCTCAGTTATGGTGTTGCTAAGAAATTAATGCAAGATCCGGGCGCTACTCGTATCGCTGTACAAAAAGCTATTCAAGACAATCCCGGCTTATTGGGTAATCTGTCAGGAAATGTTCAGAATCAAATGTCTGCTCCGGCTCCTGCTCCAGCCGTTCCTTCACAACAAACGCCAGTACAACAACCACAGTCTAAAGCATTGCCTTTTTCTGGTAATTTACAAGAAGCATATCCGAAATTAGCTTCTACAGTCGTTGGCGGACGCAAGTTTGACCCAGAACATCCTATTGCACAACAAGTGCGTTTAGAAGCCGATAGACAAGGTTTAGGGGCATTCTCAGACTTATTTGTACGTCAGGCATATCAAGAGTCTTCTTTTAATCCCAATGCTCGTTCACATAAGAATGCTGGTGGTGTAATGCAAATTATTCCATCAACAGCTAAAGAACTTGGTCTTAAAAATGTATACAACCCTACTGATAATATTAAAGCAGGTATTACATACATGAAACAACTCTTAACTAAGTATAATAACAACCCAGAGTTAGCTTTAGCGGCTTACAACTGGGGACCCGGTAGAGTAGATAAACAAGGTATGGAAAAGATACCAAGTGAGACTAGAAAATACCTAAAGAACATCTTAGGTAAAGAGTAACAAAAAAGGGGACTTTCGAGTCCCCTTAGTTTTATTGAAAGTCTATATCGTCTTCGTGTTCTTTGCTAAAGATTATCCTAAGTACTCCTAGGTCAATAGCAAAGTGCGCTTCATCGTCCCAATCGGGAACATACTCAAATCCAATCGAGAAGCCACAAATCCAATGAAACAGTATTGTTCTCATACTTCACACCCTCCAGCAGTACAACTCAACATTTGTGCTCCTTCGACATTATCGTCGTACTCTTTAAAATTACTCCAATCTACAGAATCAGGAACAAGTAGTTTTAATTTATTGTACTCTTCTTCTGTACACTCTTCGTAAGGCGCTTGCTTGTAAGTTCCTCCATCCATCGGTAGAAAAGATACGCCAGTTACTTCGTCAAAGTGTTTAAACACCCAAGCTCCAACATCCATCCATTCGTTTTCTTTAACGCTGATTGTTACACTTGGTTTGTGTTCACAATAATGACGTTGAAAGATAAGCCACAGTTTCAAATGCTGAACTGCTGATAAGTCTTCACGAAGTAGAGCACCATCAGCAACTTTAACTGGAAAACTAAAGATAGTTGTAGTTTCAGGTTTCATCACACAAGGCTCTGCAACAAATCCTGCTTGAATCATAAACTGTGTTAAAGGATCTTTATTGTCAGCCCGTACACGACGTATATAATATTGGCTGTGTTGAGGATGGATCCCACTAGCAGTACTGCATAACTGCGATACAGTGCCTTCGGGCTTGATTGCCGTGACCGCCACACTTTGATTGATACCAATAGCAGCACTATATTCAGCGTTAACACTAATAGCAATATCACGAAGTTTCTCCAATCGTAAAGGTAAAGACTCATCATCTGGGTTATTCAATAATGTGTTATCTAGAATGCCAGTCATTGACACACCTAAAAGCGCCTCTTCTTCAGTATTCTTTTGCCATATTTTACGCAAGTATGGAAAATACGTAAGTGAAGCTTGGAAGGTTCCAAGTATCGTAGCCAGACGAACCTTACGAGCAAGGTCAGCGTCAGTATCGGTACTGCGAATAATACAAGAAGATAGATTACAAAATTGATAAGGACGTAAAATAATCTCTGAACATGGGTTAGTTCCAAAGTCATAAGAAGCATCTCGTCTACCATTCTTAGCAGCTTGTTTTTGTGAAGCTTCCCGATTAAAGATACCTCGTTCACCACTGTGTGATTCATATATTGAACTCCATTCACGCATGAACTGACCAATAGAAGGTGTTTCCCGGTATGTGGCTGAGTTGTTAGCCAATGCTCGGTGTCCTTGACCGTCCCACCAATTACCTGCTTTGGCGTGAGCCATCTTATCGTCTGTTAAGTCAGACAAAGAAATCATTGCTGACCGTCTGACTCCGCCCACAACAACAACTTCCCCGATTTTGCAGAGAATATCGTGACATTCGATTGATGACAGATTACGACCAACTGCACCTTTGAATTTGACGGTAACAAACTTAAAAAGGTCTTCCAAAGGTCTGGGTCCAGAAGCTCTTCCTCCGAATGTTTTGAGTCTAGCTCCGGAAGGTCGAACTTTGGATAAGTCAAACCTTGGAATTTCACCAGAATATAAAAGAGCAATGAGTTGACGTAATGACTTCGCCCATCCTTCTTTAGAATCCGACACGCTAATAATAGTTTGACTAGGATACAACTCGTCCGGGACTTCAGGTAATTTAGATACATATTGTTGCTCCACAGAAAAGCCAACACCAGTGCCACAGAGAAGGATATACATCGCTTCATCAAAGGCTTTAAGGTCGTCTATCGGTAAATATGAACAATTGAATGCTGCTACGTTCTGACGGGACAATGCAGGTCCTGCGGTCATCACTGCTCGCATACTGGGTACAACATCAAGTTCTTGTACAGCTTCCTGCAATTCAGCTCGTAAATCTACAGGCATTACATAGTTTTGTTTTTCTTTAAGATGTTCCGTCATAAAATCAAAGTAACGATCTACTGTCTCGCCCCAGTGTTCTCTGCGTCCTTCATCATCTAGATACCGGCTATATCGACTTTTAGCGATAAAGGTATTGTACGGTGTCATTACATATTTATTAGTCATTCATCATCCCAGTCTACTGAATCCAATAGTGATTCAAAGTTTTCTTCAATTTCATCTGAAAAAGCCTTGACGAGTTCTTCTGAGCTAATATTTAATAGCTCCAGTAAGACAACTTCGTCAAGACTTGTAAGACGCTCCTTCAATTCTACTAACGTCAATGGAAACATTACTTATCTTTATGATAATATTTAGCTTCAACAGCATCAATATTATTAATCAAATAATTAATATAATGACGAGCTTTTTCGAGATCCTCTTTGTGATTCTTATACGGAAATCGAAGTATATATTTTACCACATTTGCAGCCCACGGGTCAAGCCCCCACTCAATAAAAATATCCCACGGCTGTAGTGCGTTACGACGGTAGTGAGTGCCTCCTACCTGTACGTCGCTTGTAGTATCAAACTTCTCATCAGGAAATCTTTCGTGAAGTTGCTTAAAATAATCACTTAAAGTAAAAGTAATTTCTTCTTGGAACCCGTAAGGTCCCGGCATTGCAATTGGTGTCTTATCCATGATGTTTGATTTCTGCTCGTTGGGTTAATGATTTTGTTCCTTGACTCCAGCTTCCACAAGATTTGCACTGGTAGCGTTGATACGTTCCCGTAATCGACACTGCTGTACCACGCTTCTGAAGACTGTTAGCGCCACAAGTAGGACAACCTTGTAGGTCGTTGTAAAGATTGGTATTAGGATGGTTCTTAATCCATGGCAGGAGCGTATGATACAACTTTTCTAACAACAAAATATCCTGAATGTTGTAATCCTTCATTCGTGTCCATGCATCGTTGTCACCGTTCATGCATTTAACCCACAGATCATGTCCTTCGTGAGCGTGTTTCTTTCCTAAGTTTAAGCGTTGTGCTACATAGTCCAGCTTATTAGAAGGAAAGCGAAAGTTGCTGCGAACAACACGAAGTAAATCAATCTGTTTATAAGGCGATGGTGGAGCAAAACCATGTAAGAGGAATTCTTTGTTAAGCGTAGGAATATCAAACTTAGTACCATTGTAATGAACAACAGCGTCAGCACTATCGAGTAAAGCATGGATTCCTTTCAACATTGCTTTTGGTTTAGATTGGTGTACAGAATCAAAGGTAATTTCTGTGTCGTCATCCCATTTAGCCGCAAAGCATAAAACATAGGAAGACTCCATCAACTGATTGATACTGACGTTCTGTTGCCACAGACCCCAAACGTGGGCTGTGTTAGGACTTGTTTCAATATCTAGATGAAGAATTTTCATTTTTTACCTTTAGTTTTTCTAGCAGCAATAATTGAATCGTATTCTTTCTGAGTGATAGACCGTTCATCTTCTAACGAAAAGGGAAACGGATAATCTTCAATCAATATAATTTTATCAAGAATGCTGTACCCATATTTTGCTGACAAGAATGTAGCAAACTTTATTACTAGTGAACTCCAACTTTCACAATTCTCAACGTCAATAGATTGCTCAAGGACGTTATTTAATTCTTCCAGCTTAAATGTAACTTTTAATGGGTATTCAATAAAATCATCCATGTTATTTCCTTGATAGTAAATTAAAGAAGTATTCCGCATCGACTAAAACTAATGGTTTACTGTTGTTTTGCTTCAGGACTACAAGCGGCTCAACCAGTCCATGCGTCCCTGCTTGTTCGTAGTCTTTAAATACTGCTATCGCTTTACGGTTCTTACATTCAATTTGAAAAGGAACAAGTAAACGGGCAGCAGTACTTAGTTGCACATCTTCCCCGCCAGCGCCCATTGAAGTACTTCTAACGTCATCAATGGTCAGAGAAGGGAACTTTTGTAGGATCATATCCCGTACCCACTGCTGGAGTTTCCTTCCTTTTGCTTTTGCGCTTTGTGGTTTCAATTTGTATTGTCTTTCGTTTAATAATCATTTGTTTAGGAATGGTAATGCTGTTGTTGCACATCCCCTCTGTAATCGTTCCTGCTAATTCAATCTGTTGATTATCTTCATAAACGACAAACCCAATGGTACGACAATGTAAATCTTCTTTCTTTGCTTCGTGCCACTCGCCCGATGCTGCAGCGTCAAGCCATTCGACTAAGACGGGTTTGGCGGACTCCAAAGTTGATTTCGGCTTCTTTGGAGCCACAACAGTTGTCCGTTCTCCAAGACTCGCTCGGTGTCGTTTTCGTATGCTTCCAGACAAGCCAGATACATCTCTTTTTCGTTTGTACATTTTTCAAGAATCCTTTTCGCTTTAACAGGACCAATACCTTTTAGTCCAATGATGTTATCAATTCTATCGCCAGTTAATATCTGTGTATAAAAACTTCTAAGTCCTTCTACCTCCGTAACGTGATACTTTTCTTTTGTACGGTAGTTGTAGTGCCACCCCCGTAACTGGTTGAGATCTTTGTCAATATGCACCATGATGCACTCGTCTTCTGGTAAAGCATAAGCAGCAATTCCCACAGCGTCATCAGCTTCTATGCCTTCGGTGACCATAAATGCATACTTAACCATCAAATATTCCCGAAGTGCAATGTAGTGCTCTGGCTTCTCTGCTTTTCGTTGTCCTTTGTAGGGAGCAGTCTTAGCAATGGAGTTACGGAAGTTTCCTTTACCCGTTAACCAACCAAAGTAAGTATCTGCTCCTACATCAGAAAGAATTGTTTGCACTGCTTCGTCCATTCTCCACTTTGCTAAAGGTTCTTCAATATCGTTACTTGAGAAACCAATTGCGTACACAAGTGAATCAGCATCGAGCAGTGCTCGCATTACAACACGTCATCCATCAATGAATCTTCAACAACAGGTACATAAGTCTTAACTTCAGTAACAGTTAATTTAGCAATCGATGGAGCATTGCCGTGCTTGTCACTCATCCGGTGTGAGTAAGACGAAACAATGGCAGCTACTTTAGTTCCATTACCGATGTCTTCAATAGGAACTGCTTCGCCTTTAGTATCAAACGGAGTAAATAAATATTGGCTTTTGCCAACAATGTAATTACCCATTTCTGGCTTGTTTTTAATCTTAATGCCAAGACCTGTTAATGCTGCAGCATCGTTATCACTAATGTTACCGATAGTGCATTCATACTTTGTGTTTAATTCATTAAATTTAGTGTTAAAAGTGTTCATCCATTTACTCCAGAATAGTTCACCTTTAATTGCCACTGCTTTAGTGTTGCTCATGTTAGATCCTTTATTAGGTTAGTTGTTTACTGCATTACCATTATACCACATTTTTACTGCATTGTCATTCCCTGATTTGTGTCAGTTCCTGATAATACTTCAATGGTTCTTTCAAGTATCTCCAGTGTGTCGTCATGTGACTCTGCTGTGTATACCATCAAGTACCCGTCCAATTCCCCTATTGTTACTAAGGGTACAAATCCTGCTGGAATGTTCTTATCTTTCATCATGGTCGAAAATCTGAATCTTTAATTGCTTGAATGTAGTCCGCTGAAGTCCGTAGTTCCGCCTCAATGTCAGCAAGTAAGTCACATACTTGGGAAGGTGTACTGCCCATCCGTAACAGTTTTAAAACTAATTGTCTAATCTCATTCATTAGTGAGTTTCTTTCCAGTTATTACCTACTTTAAATTCACCAGCTAACGGGCAACGCATCTCTAATACAACACCAGCGTCAACAATAGCCTGTGTGCCTAAACGACCCACTTCTTCTGCTCTCGATTCTTCAACTTCTAACTGCCATTCATCGTGAACATTAACTACAAACTTATACTTAATCTTCATTTTTTTAAGTTGTTTATCTAACAACACTAAAGCTTGCTTCATTACTATCGCACCAGCGCCTTGTAATAACGTGTTGAGTGCCGAGTGCTCGGAACGAACGTGTAAGACTCGTCCATCAAGACCCGGTAACCGTCCTTTCGAATCATAGTAGCGAGCAACTTTTTCTCTAAGTTTTTGCAGCTTCGGCGTGTTTTGTAGAAAACTAGTAATAAGTTTTTGTCCTTCTTTCGCATTGCCGTTAACAATCTTCCCGATCTTGGCAGATCCCGCTCCATAGAGGAATGCATAAATAAACGTCTTGGCTTGGTTCCTCGTTTGTAACCCAGCAGCCTTTTGATTGGCTGTGTGAATGTCGCCTGATACCACTTCAGTTGTATATGCATCATCATCCATATAGTGTGCCAGCATACGAAGCTCTAAACCACTAGCGTCAATACCGACTAACTTATATCCTTTATCAACAGTCCATAATTCTCTACAGTCTTCTCCATAAGGACTACCACTATTGGGAACTTGCGCCATGTTGGGCGACATATGCGTCATACGCCCCGTCACAGCTCCGTTAGTGATAACTCTTCCATGTACCCGACCATCCTTTTTAATGTGCTCCATCCAGCTCTCGATCTGTGCGATACGCTTCTGTAGCATCATGTACTCGGCTAAGGTTTTTGCTTCGGGATAGTCGAGTGCTTCGAGGACCGTTTCGTCAACGATGATGCTGCCTTTTTCGGTGTGCTTGTCTGGCTTCCAACCTTTTTCTTGGAGTCTTTCTGCAATTTGCTTTCGGCTGCCGGGGTTGAACGGCGTGACGATGTCTTTAAGGGGCTTACCGAGTTTACTGATACGTCCTGCTTCAACTCGGGCAGGAAATAAGAGCTGCATTTCAACCTGAATAGCGTCCAACTTAATTTTAAGTAAAGATAGTAATTGAATAGCTTTAAACTCATCGAGTTTGAATCCAGCTTCTTCTTGCTTCGTGATGATTGCTTGTACGTTGTGCTCAAGGTCTATGCTCCTTTGTGAAAACTTCTGTTGTTTAAATTCTGCTACTAGATATTTGTATAATTGCTTAGTGACTAAAGTATCCTGAATGCAATACTCTTCCATCTCCGGTGTTATACCGCCATCCCAGTCATTGAAGTCACCTTTAAGGTAACCCAGTCGTTGCCCCCACGCTTCAAGGCTGTGTCCGTTTTCGAGACTTGGGTTCAACAGTCGGCTTGCGGTCAGCGTATCGTACACTTGGGGCAACTTCATCGTGACGCTCCAGCTCTTCCTGAGTATTGGTGCGTCGAAATTTATTCCGTTGTGCATGATAATCAAATCGCAACCGTCCAAATACTTTTGTAATCCACTTGCCTGTTTCCATACTTGTACCTCATCTGTTTCAATGTCACGAGTAACACACATCCAAATCTTATCGTGTGTACTGTTAGTTTCAATATCGAGAACGATTTTCATTGCTCTATTATACCATCATTTTAGGTTAAGCAGTAATCCTGCCTGAGCAAAGGCGTACCCGATCCAGATCATAGCGTTCGGTATCGATCCTTTAGAAAGTTGTAACAGTCCTACCACAATGTAACCGATACCTGTCAATGCAACAATTGTAGTTTCAATGGTCATGTTTTTATTACCTTAGTCCACGCAGCAAAATGTACAACATTGCCAGCCATGTCTTTACAGTAACTATACATTCCGTCAATGTGATCAAACAAGAACACATCTGACTTGTTTGCTGGAATATGTCCTATCGACTCATCAACTTTGTCATAATTTATAGTAAAACTGTCGCCCTTGTTTAATTCATAAAGAGCACACATATCTGCAATGTCATGTTCGTTTATCATTTGCTTTTCCTATAGTTATCAATTTCAAAAAACTGCCTATGCAACTCAAGCAATTTCTTGCAGCGCATTTCGTGAATGTAATGCAGACCTAGAATAGTATTTGCTACATCATCCTCGGTCATTTCTTCTTCGTAATCTTGATACGCTTGAGCAAACAACATAAGGTCATCACACGTAGACCAGCACTGCATAATCGCTTGTTCCAAATCAAATCTAGTTTTGTTCATTATCGAGCCATTTCCATAAATTACTCCAGTTAAATAAATTCAACGGTGGACACTTCCAAGGACTATCGTGGAATAAAACTTTTTCTGTTTCCGTTGTTGTCATAGATGTTGACGACTCCTGTGGGGCTGACGGTGGTATATCCGGTTTTGTTTCCATAGTTGTCATAGACTCCATTCGGGGCAGTCATGTTGTATTGACTGTTGTTGTAATTGTACGGACTATTTTTAAAGTTATATTGACTGTTGTCAAAGTTGTATTCACTATTTTTAAAATTATAGGGACTATCTTCAAAAAGAGCCTGAGCACTACAATTACCACTAAAAAACATATACAACACTAGTACCACAATAATAATATTCTTAATCATTTGATTCCTCCTCAGTTACTACTACGTCTGTTATTACATCCAATTGTTTTAATAATTTATCTGCTAATTCAACAGCTCGGAATACTGCGACATCATCCCAAAACTGTCCTTCGCCTAATTGAAACTTCCAATCACCTGCACAGATTCCTTGGAAAACCATTGCTGCCATTTGTGTACGCTCATTCATAGCTGATCCTTAATTTCTAACATACGCCCAGTTTCTCGGTTATATAACAATGAAGCGCAATGCGGACTGGTTAAACCAGCAAAGCGATTCTTTAAAATACTAACTTTAGTAGTGTTGCGCTCAATCGGGTCATCAGCCTGAGCATTACGCACCAGTCCAATAACAATGTCAGACAACTGAGCAATACTACCGGAGCCACGCAACTGCGATAATGATGTAGCAGCACCTTCCTCGTGTCCTTTGCTTTCTGGACGCTTTAGGTGCGATACAGCAACTAAGCATATATTGGTTTCCTGTACCAACATACGCAACTTAGTCATCAACTCGTCAATTGCTTTACGCTCGTCACCGTTAGACTGTGCTGATATAACCATGCTAATGTGGTCAAGGAAAACATATTTACAATCGGCTGCTTTAGCAAAGTATCTTATTCGATTGATGACGTTGTCAATATCTGTACTACCAAAGTTATCCCAAAAGAAAAGGCGATCACTACCAAGAGTATTGTCGAAAGCATTTTGTAGTTCCTCAGGTGAAATTATAGTATCGGGTAAGTGTAACGGTTTATTTGCATATAAGGACATGATCGACTTAGCAGTCTTGACTACTGATTCTTCCATAAACATACAGCCAATATTACCGTCAGTAGTTTTAAGCAAGTGCCAAATAATCTCACGCAAGAATTGTGACTTGCCAAGTCCTGAGCCAGCAGTAACCGTAATTAACTCGGCAGGACGTATGCCATAAGTTAATTCATTTACGCCTTCCCAAGGATATAAAGCAAGTGACTTCTCAACAGGTTTGTTAACCTCTTCCCAAAGCGTAGAGCCAGCGATAATGCCATCAGGTGTCCATTGTTCAGCATTCCACCAAAGCGAAACATAGTCGCCTTGCTTCCCTGCCTTGAGATAATCACACGCATCCTTAAACCCTGTAATGTGTTTAACGATCTTGC